AAGGTACAAAGTTTGACCTTGACTATGGTAAATTATTAATCATTGGACTATGCATATACATAGCCATAAAAGTTTCTTAAATTACAAACAATGGAGAAAGGAGAAATATCATGCCATTAGATTTTGTAACTAACCCTTTATTTCAAATAGAGGGATCTGACCTTGACTTCAAAGTAGGATACGAGCCAACTAAGATGCAAGGCAAAAAGTATGTCATCAACAAAAGTACTGGGGATTATATCGGTATTGTAGGAGATGGCTTTAATTGTGCATCACACCCACAGTTTTTTAATGGGATCAAACAAGTGATACAAGACAATAGAATGCCACATGAATTAAAAGATGCAAAGGTTAGAATATCCACTGCTAGGAATAATGCCTTTGGTCTTTTAGATATCACGTTGCCTAACGTGGAGCATGAGGTAATCACGAACAAGCATAGAACAGTTATCAATGAACGTATTGTAGCATTGCATGGTGTTGATGGGTCTTGTTCTAATCAAGCTCATACAGGAGCAATTGATAGCTACTGTAGTAATGGACAGATTACTGGAGACTTCAATAGTATTATTATGAAAAATACTAAAGGATTTGTCTATGGTAATTTTATCAACAAGCTAAAGAAAGCTAGAGCAAACTTTGAGCTACGTTGTGAGATGTTACAGAAATGGGCAGACACACCTCTCAATGTAGATGGTAAGACATTCTTATCTAGCATCATCAAGTCTGAGAAGATGGTAGACAAGATGTATGAGTTAGCACACAGAGAGATTGCCAAACGAGGCAAGAATGTGTTTGCTCTTTACTCTGCATTCACTAACTACTCTTCTTATGCTGATGACTACAATGGTTTCACTCTTAGAAATACTGGTCATGACACTCAAGCAGAGTCCATGTGGAAAAGAGAGCAAGAGGTTGCCAAGTGGATAAACTCACCACAGTTTAAGCAATTGGTGGCAGCGTAATGAAAGTTAATAAGTTACTACAAGAGTACTATTTATCGTTTGATTTCAACAACTTACGTGATGAAACTAAAGCACAGTATAAATACTTTCTTAGTGTAGCTATGGATACAGATGTTGGTACTACTCGCACTTTGGGTAGTATCAACTTATCTGATATCACTACTAAGAATGCTAAAATGTGTTACGAAAAATGGTGTGAAAAAGGCATACACATGGCAAATCATGTTGTGTCTGTAGCTAGGATCTTAATTAATTATGCTATACATATGGAGTATTGCCACACTAATCCATTCTCTCACGTGAAGAGAAGAACAGCACCACAGAGAAAGGTTGTTTGGCAAAAAGAAGATGTGAGAAAGTTTTTAGATCATGCCTATTCTGATTTTAGATATAGAAGTATAGGTCTGATTGTTCACATGGCATATGAATGGTGTCAGAGATTAGGGGACATGAGAACATTAACATGGGAAAGTTTAGATTTGGATAATCAGAAAGCACATATTACTCAATCTAAGAGAAGAGCAGAAGTTTTTCTTCCCATAGCTAATGACCTTAACGACATGTTAAAGTCGCAACGAGAGGACTTTGGCTTTCAGAGGTACGTTACCCCTAGACCCAAGCCAAGAAGGGGTCTGTACAAGCCTTATTCGCTCACTAAACTACCTGTTATAGGTAGACAAATAATGAATGAAGCAGGATTGTCTGAAAATTTGAGATTATCTGATCTTAGAAGGACAGGAACAACTGAAATGGTAGATGCTGGAGTATCAATGGGTAATATCATGTCTGTAACGGGACATGCTAACCCCCAAAGTGTAAAACCTTACATGAAAAATACTTTCACTTCTGCTAACTTTGCATTAGATGCAAGAAAAAAATTGACGGATTTTTAAAGTTATGGTAAAAGACATTAACGTTGTCCGGGGGTATATGTTAGACTTAGATATACCTATAGGACATACCAAGAGACTTAACTGTCCCATTTGTAATGGCTATAAGACATTTACTGCTACTAATAATATGGGAATGTTAGTTTGGAATTGTTACAAAGTATCTTGTAACATAAGTGGTAACACAAGGGTACAACTCTCTGCTGATGACATTCGACTACATCAACTACAGAAAGATAGTGAATCTCCTCCACTCACAACCTTTGTGTTACCCGAATATATTGTCCCCCATAATAATAGATCAAAACTAATTGAATTTTGTAACACATGGAATCTAGACCCTAACAAACTAGATTTACATTACGATGTAAAAGAAGATAGGGTTGTGTTTCTAGTGAAACAGAATGATAAAATTGTGGATGCCACTGGCAGAGCATTAACATCAAGAATACCTAAATGGAAACGATATGGAAATAACCCCTTGCCTTATTATCATGGCAGTGGTAATGTCGGTGTTGTTGTAGAGGATTGTGTTAGTGCTGCCGTTGTTGGTGGTAATGCATTCGTCGGGGTTGCTATTCTTGGTACTTCACTCTCGGAAGAACATAAGGATTTTCTTTCACGATTCTCTACAATAATCATAGCACTTGACCCCGATGCTATGCCTAAGATTTTTGCTTTTGCAAAAGAACTAAGAGGATATGTAAAAAACATTAAGGTATTAAGATTAACTGATGATTTAAAATATTCACGAAAACAAGATATAACTAATTTATATAACCTAACCCCGAAGGAGTAAAATATGGAATTAGCATTATTAAGAAGTTTGATGGACAAACAATTTTATGATGATCATAAAGGAGCAAGATGTCCAGACAGATTGTTTAGTAAAGATTCAAGAAAAATTAAACAATCAATAGATTCAGCGATGGACAGATACGAGAGAACTGTAACACCTGATGAAATAGAAGCACTGTTTATGACTAGTCATCCATCGATGACAACTGCACAGAAACAAGCCTATTCAGTATTATTCAAATCAATTAAGAAAGAACAACCATTGGGCAATGATGTGGCACAAGAGGTGCTATCAAAATTGTTCCAACAAGTTATAGGCGAAGATGTGGCTAACTTAGGATTTGATTATGTAAATGGAGTACAGACTAGTCTTGAGCCACTGCGATTGTTACTTGAACAATACAATGATGACTTTACCCCGGATCTAAATGTAGAATGGGATGACATAAGTATTGAAACATTACTAGCTAAGAATGATCTTGAGGCTAGGTGGCACTTCAATATACCCCCACTCACGAGAATGATTAGTGGTGTAAATGCGGGACATTTAATTGAAGTAGGTGCTAGACCAAATACAGGTAAGACATCTTTTCATGCAAGTATGATTGCATCTCCTAATGGTTTGGCACATCAAGGTGCTAGTTGTATTGTGCTTTGTAATGAAGAAGGTTCACATAGAGTAGGTGCTAGATATTTAACTGCAGCTACTGGCATGACAATGCAACAAGTTAAAAGAGACCCATCTAAAGCTAGGGATTTATATGCTCCCATCAAAGATAAAATTAAAATAAAAGATGCTACTGGTCGTGATATGTCTTGGGTTGAAAGTGTATGTAAGTCATACAAACCTGATGTAGTATTGCTTGATATGGGAGATAAATTTGCAAGGACACAAGGCTTTGCAAGAGCAGATGAATCACTGAAGGCTAATGCTATTCATGCGAGACAGATAGCAAAGCAACATGAATGTGCAGTGTTTTATATGTCTCAACTGTCTGCTGATGCAGAAGGTAAGGTTCTACTCAATCAATCTATGATGGAAGGCAGTAGGACTGGTAAAGCTGCAGAGGCAGATCTTATGATATTAATAGCTAAGAATCCACCAAAGCAAGAGGATGGAGATGTAGAAGATTTACAAAGGCATCTTAATATTGTAAAGAATAAACTGACAGGTTGGCATGGTGTCATAACTTGTGAGTTGAATTACAAATTGGGAAGGTATGAATCTTGATCGAAGTAAAAGTTACAAACGATATGTTCGTAAAGGCAAGAGAAAAAGCAATTGAAGTTGGTAGATTAAATAACTCCATACTAAATGGTGGTGGTAATTTAGCAGGTTTTATAGGAGAACAAATAGTTCTTCAAGTTTTAGGTGGAGATTGGATGAATACATATGAGTATGATTTAGTTATAAACGGAAAAAAAATAGATG